ATAAATACCACGCAATGGTGTTACATCGCAATCCACTCGGTCAGAGATTACAGGCGTAAATGCCCCACTCTCCAACATCGACATAGGACTAATACCTTCCTCCAATTCAATGAATGAGTTAGAAACCTTTGAAACCTTTAAGAAAACATCAGGTGCTGGTCGTAAAATTTTCATCGTACCTTTTTTTTGTAAAGATACAAAATTACGCTATGTTTCTGAGGTCACTAATCAACGACTTCCATGCCGGCACACATCCAAGTGCATACTTAATGGTTAGCAACAAGGTAAATGTCAGCACTATGCCATTTGCGAGTATATCATAGTTCATAGGCGATTCTGTTTCTTCTTTTCTTACGGGTAAAGGCTTGGGTACGTAATACGTGCCTACCGTAAACAAAGATACATCACAAGGCTGAATTGTGTCGAATGCGGTTAAAACTTTTAAGGGCTTTGGATGCACGTAGCTTCCACTCATTACAGCCTCAAAGGATTCCTTGTTCGCTATAATAAGCTGGCTATCCAAATCAACCTTTGGATGATATGCCATCGTATCAAGATTAATCTTGTTACGCCTAACAGTCTTTATTGTATCTCGCCTAATCTGCTGCATCGCTCTTTGCCTTTGGTATGTATCCTGCTGCGATTAGTGCAGCAATGATGGCTGTTAATGTTTCTGCGGTTATCACTTTGAATATGAGTAAGAATATAGATGCTAAAATCATGAGCGAGCCTATTGTTGAACGCCAATGCTTGACGATTACATCAAGTACTTTACGTGATTTAGTAACCCTTCTCCTCATAGGCTAATTTACGTTTAGCCTTCATTTGCGTTTGTACGAAATGACTGTATTAGTTACAAGGTGAGAAATAGAGTTTCGCCTCTTCTCTTCGTCTGTTTGTGAGTCCTGTCAAAACCTTGCCACCTGCCTTGTTCCATCTCAAAAACTCATCATATATTGATGGGTCGTTAGGGTTTGCCTTAGCTTTCTTTAACAGCGTAGACTTGATAAAAGCACTTGTTCCTACATTGTAACAGAAAGAAACCAACGCATCAAATTGGCATTGGTTAAGATTGGGTAGGTGCTTGTTTACCGCAGCTTCGAACGATTCAAGTGTACCTAATAGCAGTTGAACAGCCTCCTTTTCACTCGATAGTTTCTCTCCGAGGATGACCTTCTTTCCGTTCGGATAGCGAGTGCTTCCGTACCCAATCGTAGGCACACCTGCACTGCACAGGTAACTGGATAGTCTTAGTCCCTCGAAGCCTTTGATTAGGTTTATGCCTGTTATGGATGTGGAGCGCATATGCAAAGATACTAATTAAGAAATGTGTATGCAAAAGTACCTGGAGGTGAGCCTGGATTCCAGTTAAGAGTTTCTGCTCCAACAGGAGTTGTGCTAATTAAACCTCCAAATGTCCATACAGTTTGACCTTGTGAAGAATCTATCCTTGTTCCATTGACATATATCAATGATTGAGATGCCCCTTGGTCTAATGTCCATATAGCCCTTGTTGATGCCCCTGATGAAATTATTGTAGTTCTTGCAGCACCGCTTACACCACCTGTAATAAATGCTTGTAGCCTTGTTCTGTATGTAACAGCTTGCTGTAGTGTTACAGTAAATGTACCTGCTGCCGTAGAGATTAAGTTTGCACAAACCCATCCAGCAGTTCCTGCAAATGTTGCAGAGCCATTCAGAGTTAGGTTATTATTTATTGTATTTAATACGTTTTGGGTTACAGTATGACCTGTTGTTACAGTAAGATTATTTAATGTCATATTATTTATAATACAACTTGAATTAGTAGTAATAGTAAAAGCACCTGGATTTACAATACCAGCAGTTAATTGAAGAATACTATTTGAAGAAGTGGCATCACCAAAAAAAAAATTTGAGAGAAACGTAACTGTTGCTCCTGCTGATTTATTTATTATCAAATTTGTTCCTATAAGAGGAGGAGAAGCAGTTGTTTGAACTGTTGAAGATGTTGGACCATCTAATTCAAGAGTAGTCTTTGTTAAAGATGGATTAAATATAAATCCAAAACTTGATAAATTTCCTGCAATAAAAATAGTAAATCCACCTGCAAATGTGACATTAACATTGTTTGTGTAATTATTAGTTACTGTAAGATTTGATAATAAGGTCACTGTTCCAGACTGAAATCCTGTTAGATTAAAAAAGTTAATCTTAGAACCTCCTGTTGATGTCCTATCTGTAAGATGGCTTGAGCCACCTGCCATAATATAGGTATGTCCAGGATTAACTATAACACTTCCAGTTATATAATTAAGTGTTATAGGTCTCAAACTGGTTGTTAATGTTATAACACCAGATGTATTTATGATAATAAGCATACCAAAATTTCCATTAAGTGTTCCTGTTCCATTTAAAACATAGGTTGCAGTAGAACTTGGACTCGCAGAAACACCACCTGCATTAGTAAGACTTCCTCCAATTGTAATAGTAGCAGTTCCAGCAACAGGAGCAAATCCACCAAATGAAAAATTTCCTAAAATTGTCCAATTGTCTGCCCATGACATTCCTGTTGCATTTATATCAAAAGTAACATTACCAGGCCATACTACTCCATTGGATGTCATAGTCATTGTTCCAGCCGCATTAGTATTTCTGATAAATGTACCATTACCAGTAACAGTCATTCCTGCCCCAAGTCTAAAAATACCAGTTCCAACATTAATACTATTACTATTTAATGACCATGTTTTAGCTCCATAAGTATTTGCATCAAAAGATAAACAAGTTCCATTCCCATTTAAGTTGCAGTTTGGACTTGAAGCATCGAATATAACATCATCAGCACTTGTAGGTACAGAAGCTCCACCTGCTCCACCTGGAGCTGTACTCCAATTAGATTGCGCACCAGTTTGAGTCCAGTTATTATTTAATCCTCCATTTACAAAATATCTTAGCGCCATATCTTAATTAACAAATGTTATCCCCTGTGTTTCAGGTTTTGTTCCTGGATTCCAATTCCGTGTTGAAGGGTCAATACCATTAGTTGTTCCTTGAAAACTCCATATTGTTTGACCAAAATCACTATCTATTGCTGTTGCACTTACATATACCATAGATTGAGTTGCACCATTAACTAAAGTCCAAATAGCCAAGTCATAAGGTATTGTTAAATCACTTGACCTCATAAGTATTCTTTGAGCATTACTACCTAACATATTCACAGATGTAGTTGTGGTATATGTAATTAGGCTTTGTAGTGTTATTGTTCTACCTGCTGTTGAGCATATTAAATTTGCACAAGTCCAACCTGCTGTTCCTGCAAATACAACACTTCCCAAAGCTCCAAAAGTTAGATTACTCTGTATTGTATTAAGTACATTTTGGGTTATAGTTGGTAAATTAACAGGACCGCAAGGAATAGTTAAGTTCCAAAATGTCATGTCATTAATTGTAACAGAAGAAGCATCTGCAAGTGTTATTGTTGATGTGCCTGGATTTATATTACCTGATGTTCTTTGTAGTGTCCTGCCTGTTCCACCCCATGTAAAAGAGTTTAATGTAAGAGTAGCAATACCTGTTTTATTAATAGTTAAATTATTTTGAATACTATTAATGGTAATAGAGGCGTTTGTAGAACCTTCCATTTGTATTGTTGCAGTACCACCTAATGTATTACCTGCTCCTGAAATATTTCCATAAAGAAATACTGTTCTTCCTACTCCATTAAAATTTCCAGGACCAGCACTAAAAGTCAAATTAGTGGTAATATATATATCTGAGTTTAGAGTTACAGATTGACCTCCGAGATTAACATTCCAATCAAATGCAAAAAAAGCTCTACTAATATTCCCCCAATTATTAAATACAGAAGTATTGGCTCCACAGGCTAATGTAGCTGTTGAATTGAATGTACCATTTATATATGTAAAAATTATCCCGTTAAGTGAGAATGTTCCATTATGAGATATTGTACCTGCTGTATCAATTTCAATAGAACCACCACCTCCACTTCCTGCACCTCCTGATAAATTTCCAGTGCCAGTCATTCTTATAGTTATGTTAGTAATAGTCAAACCACCAGTAAAGCTTCCCTGAACAGTTATAGTTCTAACTCCACCACTTCCTGTAATTGTATATGTATTTCCTCCTGTTCTTGATAGAGAGCCTACAATAGTCCAATTATCTGCGAAATTAGAACCAAAGCTAAATGAACTTGGCGTAAATGTTATTCCTCCTGTATATGTCTTTCCATTCGATGTCCAAGTTCCTCCATTACCAGTTTTTATAATATTACCAGTTCCTGTAATAGTCATAGTACTTGAAAAGGTAAGACTACCTAAAACAGTCCAATTTGTAGCAGCATTTAATGTTCCTGTAAATAAAGCAAAATTAGCAGATAAACAAGTAGCACCAGCTGTTGTTGTAACAGTTCCACTACCAGAACCTGCATCAAAAAACACATCATCTGCTGCTGTAGGAACACTAGTAGGATTTACTACTCCAGAACTTAATGACCAGTTAGCAGCAGTACTCCAATTGTTTCCAGTCCCTCCTATCCAATATTTATTAGGCATTACTCAATAGGCTTTTCCTCGTTAATAGGAAGTGATGGTATTAGGTTAGCAATCTCTTGTTCTGCTTGTAGCCTTGCCACTTCAGAAGCTGCTCTGTTAATGATGTTCTGCTCAATCTCTGCTTGAGATTTAGGCATGAAATGAGGCACTTCAGTGGTAACAATAGTACCA